CGCGGGACTCACCGTCAACCAGGACCCCGCCGCATAACCTGAACCAGGAATGAGGGGGTCGACATAGGGTCGGCCCCCAATTCCATCACCTCAATCGTCCGATCATGACCATCGAACAAACCTCATTTCCTGACCCCCTGTCCGTTGTGAGTTTGACCACGGCCAAGGACCATTTGAGGGTGGACCATTCCCTGGATGACACCCTGATCACCGCGACCATTGGCGCGGCGTATCAGATGGTCGAGAAATACACGGGGGCGTTTCTACAAACGACCGACGTGGAGTTCCATTTCGACCACATCCATGAGTTCACGAACATCCACGCGGGACCCAATGCGATCATCGATCGGATCATCGACGACGGAACCCAAACCAAAGGGGTGTCCTACGTCGACGCCGATGGTGACCGCCAATTCCTCGCGCCCGCCGATCATCAATTCGATGGGGTCTCCTATCCGTCCAGGTTGCGCGTGACCTCCATTCCGACCGACGTGAGTGACCAGGTGAACGCGTGGCGCGTTGACGTGAAAACAGGGTACACAAACACGGATCGTCCTGATCCGTTGGTGTCGGCCATGTTGCTGATCGTTGGCCATTTGTACGAAAACCGACAGGACGTGGGTGGATTTAAAACCCACGAAATCCCGATGTCCTCCCGTTACCTGATGAACCCGTATCGCCTCAAATCGTTCTCATGAACATCGGTCGATTGGACAAACGAATCACCATCCAAACCAGGACGGTGGCGACCGATACATGGAACCACGAGGTCATCACCTGGACGACCAGGGCGACCACATGGGCGTCGGTGCGGTTCAATTCAGGACGTGAGACCCAGGAGGCGGACCAACGTGTCGCCATCGATCGGGTGACGTTCACGGTCCGACACCGAACGGACATCCAACTCACCGACCGCATCGCTTACGGTGGCGGGTACTACGACATCCAATCCATCCAGGAGGTTGGCCGTGACGAGGCCCTCCGATTGATCACCACCAAACGAGACAACGCGCCCGATGAGTGACGTTCGAATCGACGGTGTTGAGGAACTCACCACCCGCCTCCGAAAGTTGGAACAAAAGGCGGGACGGAAAGGGGCGTCGCAAATCCTCCGAAAGGGTGCGCCCCCGATCAAAAAGGAAATGAAAAGGAACGCCCCGTCCCGTTCGGGTCGGTTGCGCGATTCCATCGTCACCAGGCGCGGCAAAAAGAATCGAAAGGATGGCGAAACCATCCTCGTCGGTCCGCGAGGTGGCAAAGGGGCCAAGGCCGCCCCATACGCCCACATCATCGAACTCGGATCGAGGGGTGGCGTGTACACGGCCAAACGTGGCCTGTTCTCGGTGTTCGCCCCTGGCGGACAGATTCTCCGTGTCCCACAAATCACCCGTCGAGGAGTACAGGCCCGCGGGTTCATTGAAAAGGCGTTCAAATCCAAGGTCGGCGCGGCGGAACAACGCATCGCCAAGGCCATCCAAAACCTGGTCGAATCATGATTGGCGACATCATTTCCATCCTCCAAAACGAGTCGACGGTCACGTCCCTGGTCCCATCGTCCAAGATTTTCGCGATCCAACGCAAACAGGGAACCGAACTCCCCGCGGTTGTCGTTGACCTCATCGACATCAAAACATCCGAGACGAAACACCGATCGTCTGACCTGGATTTCGTCACGATCCAGGTGGTCGCATACCATGACAACCCCCGCGAGTCGTTTGAGATCGCGGACGTATGCCGACGCGAGTTGGACAACTACGTCGGAACCGTTCGCGGCGAACAGCATGAAATCCGATTCGATGACCTCGAAACGGGCATCATCCCAGGGGATGAAACATTCGTTACGATCGCCGAATACATGGTCACCGTGACCAGGCCCTCATTGGGGCCGCATGTGTGAGTTATTCGGGGTCTTTAAGGCATCGGACGGAGAGTCCGTTGTTGCGATTTGTCCAATAATCTTCGCTTTGCCGTACGATGTGATTTGTGTACCAATAAAGCAGGCGATTCCAAGCATTTTCTATGCTGGGAGAAGGGGATGACGTCCACCAACATCCATAAATCCCACCGTCATCATCATAACCAATACCGAAATTCTTCATTCCTCCGGGAAGCCCAGTGAAACCAGTTGAATTCGATGCTTCTTGTGGGGGGTTGCCCCCGGGTTCTCCTAGCCACCAGCCATGCGTGGCTTTCAGCAGTCCTCCCACATCCCCGCGAAAGCCCTCTGAAATGGCTTCGGATTCATCCATTCCCAGAGCGAGTTCAAGAGAGATCCAATCAGAGTCTGAAGGAACGTGCCATCCGCTCGGGCACAGGCCACGCGCATCGTCCACAGCGTACCAGTTGTACAAGCGGCCATACTCCACCAAGGACTGCGCCTCGTCGCAGGCATCGATGTCAGGACTGTAGTTATCGCAACCACTGCTACCCTCGCCGTAAACCGCAGTGGCGCCCGAAATCGTCGACACCCACTCGCCGTCGGTCAAGCCCGCAGGAATGACCGTGCCGTCCGCGTACACCGTCGTGCGCAGGTTTTCTGCAAACCAGCATTGGTCGCCGATCAGTACGGTCTCGTACCAGTAGTTGTCAAACAGCACCGAGTCACCACAAGCAAAGGCAGCTGTGGTATCCTGGCATTCACCGTACTGGCCGAGGATGACCAGGATGTCGGTAGCACCCACGCAGCCATCGCCGTCGAGGTCATTGAGGGTGGATTGGGCGGCCATTGAAAACGGGGCCAAGAGCAGGACAAGAAGAAGGCGGTTCATGCTCCAATTTCGGCACCATCCAGCGAACAGCCCAACCCGAATTTGTCGTCGAGTAATGCCCACATACTTGACGAGGTCAACCCCTGACCGTCTCATGGTCAGGATTTTCGGTTCGTGAAAATTCAATCCATCGCCCCAATCGACGGACGACGTTGGCCCGTTGGCCACACCGCCCTCGTTTCCGAGGAGTACGGAACCGAACTCATTGACGCGGGTTTGGCGATTCTCCATCCCACCGAAACCGACCCAGGACCCACCCATCCGTGTCCGTGCCAGGACTCCGATGAACCCTGTTCGGAGTGTGAGGATGAGGTCACCGAGACCGTTGACGATTCCGAGTCCGAGGGAGAACCCGACGAGGGCGAGGAGTAACCAACCCAAAAACCACCAACATGGCAACCACAGGCACAGTCAAGGGAAATTTGGTCGGGGTGTACATCTACGACGGGACGTCGTCGTATGACCTCATCGCATGCGGAACCAACGCCTCCCTCAACATCTCGAACGAGATGATCGAAACCGTATGCAAAGACAATGACGGGGCGCGAACTGTCCTCCCAGGGCAACGAACCGTCACCATCACCGTCGAGGGTCTCACCGCTTACAACAACGTCGGTCGGACCGAATTGATCGACGCGGTCATTGACAAAACTCAACTGACCCTCCAATACGGGTCAGGCGTGTCGGGTGACCCGTACATCCAGGTCGACGCGTTCATCAGTTCATTCGAGGAGTCCGCACCGCTGAACGATTCCACATCGTTCTCGGTGACGTTCGATTGTTCCAACCTGTCCGAGGGGACGTTCAGTTAATCCCTAACGCATGGCCAACAGTTTGAGAGGACAGACCACGGTGGACGTCGGCGATCAGTCGTTTGACGTCCTCCTCAACATGAACGCGTTTCGCCTCATGTGCCAGGACAAGGGGTTCGAATTGCATGAACTCGACGAGTTCGTCAAGAAAAACGCCCTGGATTTCATCCCGACGATGGTGTATTGGGGCGTCATGAACGCCGCCGATCTCAACGGACGGGAACGACCCGACGTGACGTTTGATCGAATCGCCGCGGTCGTACTTGCCGACATGGACAAGTTCCAGGAACTGTCGGAGGCCATTGGGACCTCGGTGACGGCCCATCAAATCGGGGACGACGGAAAAAAGTGAGTGGAGGGGACGGCGATGATGTCGTCCCCTCAAACTCTCCGACCACATGGGCGGACCTGTATTCCACGGGTCTGTCCCTCGGATTACGTCCGAACGAGTTTTGGGACATGACGTTCATGGAATTCGCGGCATTCAGTCGCGGAACCAGGGACGCCGACCGTCGGATGTGGAATCACACGTCGACCATCATGGCCATGATCGCCAACGTCAACCGTGACCGAAAGCGACAACCCAGGCCGTATCGGTCGGACGATTTCCACCCATACACCCAGGACCATCAATCCCAATCCAATGAACTGACCGAACAAGACCTCCAAAACATCGCATCGTGGCGCGTCAATCCCTCCTCTCCGTCGTCCTCGGATTAAGGACCGACCAATTCGAAAAGGGCCTCACCACGGCCCAACGGAAACTCCGTAACACCGCGAACAACCTGTCCGCGGTCGGTCGATCCATGACCGTGGGTTTGACCGCGCCATTGGCCGCGGTCGGCGCGTCCTCGTTCAAAGTCGCCGCCGATTTCGAATTGGCGATGAAAAAGGTGAAAGCCGTTTCGGGTGCGACGTCCCAGGAATTCAAATCCCTGGAAAAGAACGCCCGCGATTTGGGCGCGTCCACCGTGTTTTCGGCGTCAGCGGTTTCGGGTCTCCAACTCGAATTCGCCAAACTCGGTTTGTCCGCAGACGAGATCAACAACGCGACCGTATCCACCCTGGCCCTCGCCCAGGCATTCGACCAGGAGTTGGGACCAACCGCCGAGGTGGTTGGAAACACCCTCAACCAATTCGGTCTCGACGCGAGTGAGGCGGGCCGTGTTGCGGATGTCATGGCGTCCGCGTTCGGTGGGTCGGCCCTCGACCTGGTCAAGTTCCAGGAGGGCATGAAAAACGCGGGAAAGGTGGCCGATACGTTCGGTTTTTCCCTTGAGGAAACCACCGCCCTCCTCGGTGTCCTGGCCAACAACGGAATCGCGGGATCGGACGCGGGGACCAAGCTGAAAATGGCGTTCAGCGAATTGGCCAAACAGGGCGTCGATGTGAAATCGACGTTCACGGGGCTGATCAACGGGACCCTCACATACCAACAGGCCATCGGAGTCCTCGGAAAACGGGCCGCCATCCTCCAACCGATTTTCGGTGAGAACCTGGAGGACCTGGAGGACCTCGGAAAGGAACTCCAAAATTCAGCGGGTCGGGCGAAAGCCATGTCCGCCGAAATGGATGACACCGCCAAGGGTGGTTTGGCCGCGATGAGGTCAGCGGTTGAGGCCGCCCAAATCTCGATTGGGACCGCATTGGCCCCGACGGTCATCAACATCGTCGACAAAATCAGGTCATTCGCGCAATCGTTGAGCGAGTTGAACCCCGCCACCCAACGGACCATCGTGAACATGGGTCTGTT